CTGTCTACCAATCATATTGGTAATCTTTCTCATCGCCTTCGAGATAATAATAGCTTTATCAGTAGCATATCCATCTTTACCATAATCAGCCGCTAGTTCTGTTTTGGTTGATGCTGCTGCAACTGAATCTACTACGATAGTTACAATTTTATCTTTAGATGTTTCTCTAACTTTCTCAATGATAGTTTCAGTAAAATCAAAGATTTGTTCAACTGAATCTGCTGATACATAAAGAAGTTTAGAGACGTCAACACCGATTGCCTCTAAAAATTCTCTACTTACTGCAGTTTCTGTATCAATCAATACAGCAACACCACCTTGCTTTTGTGTTTCTGCAAGGAGGTGTGCCGATAGTAATGATTTTCCACTTTGTTCCAAACCTGTAACTTCTGTTATTCTACCAACAGGTAAACCACCATAAGGACGATTGGAGATAGCCACATCCAACATAGCACATCCAGTCGATATCCACCCTTCTACATTTGTAGGAGCTTCATCTTCATTTAAGAAGAATGCAACTTTTTGGTCTTTGGATTGTTTGTTAAGTTCACCCGCCAGAATATCTGCCAAGTCAAGCTCTTTTGCTTTCTTTTTCGCCATTTAGTTTGGTTTAGTTGTTAAATAAGTCATCAAATGCAGCCGCCACATCATCAGTTTTCTTTGAATCTGAAGTTGTAGGTTGAGCTACTGGTTCACTTTTAGTTTCAGTTGAAAGTGTTGATTGGGATACTGATTCATTTTTTGATTCAGATTCACCTTCTGCAGTTGGATTTAACCAACCTTCTAATACTGATTTTAATTCATCATAAGATAATTCAGAATATAAATCTGTAATTTCAGTTTGTGTTTCTATAAAAGAAGTTGCTCTTGTAGCATCTTCTGAAACTGCAGTTTCACTTGGTTTTACTCTAATTGTAGTTGTAGGATATGAAGTACCTGCTTCTTCAGCTGATTTGTACTCGATTGTTAAATCTCTACCACTTGTAGGGTCTGTAATATCTCCATAATCAGGGTCAGCAATGTAACCTAAGATTTCTTGATATACAGTTTTACCAAATCCCCAAAATCTAACTCCTTCACCTTCTTCACCTCTTACAACAACAGGTACGAAAGTTCTCAACTTAGGCTCCATAGCCTTCGCCGCTTTCCAATCTTCTTTATCTCCCATTCTTTTTAGTTTATCCGCAAACTCTACAATAGGGTCTGGTCTACCAAATGATTGTGGTGATAAATAAGTTTTGTTGTTAATGTTGTAGTGAAAGTACAATTCAATGAAAGGATTATCTTGATTGAATTTGTAAGGAACGATTCTCACTTGGTGCTTACCAGGTGTTGGTTTCCATAATGAGTCTGATTTCCTTTGTGTGTTTTGTAGTTTGTTCAGTCTACCTCTGATTGCGTTAATGTCTAAAGCCATAATTTTACCTTTTAGTTTTAATTAATTTAATTGTTTAAGTTTAAGTTTTGAGTGATAAACTTATTAACACTCGGTGTATATATAAATATAATAGAACCTCAAAAACCACCGAATCTTTTTGGTTTTTTATTAACAATATGCTAATTTAATTTACTATGTAAATATACGAAAAATATTTTGATTATACAAGCAAAAAGTGAATTATTTTGCCCACTTACCATTACTAACTATCTGAGCAATGATTCCATAAACTGATAGGTCTTGATATGAATCTTCGATTGCCTCTCCAACCTCATCTTTCTTACCTTGTACTACCATTTGTTTTAATCTTTGAATCTTATCATTCATCCTAAACCAAAGACCGGTTAAAGAGATGTTAATATCTGCTTTTGTTTTCAAGTCAGAACCAACTGATATATTATCTGGTCCATAGTTTGCCTGCTTTTTACAGAAAAGTTCATATTGAGTAAACATGATTCTTTTGAATTCATCTGTCATTTCAGGCCATTGTTTTTCCATTTCTTCTACGATATCAGAATTATCGTATTTGATTACAGAGTATTCAACCTCATCAGGTGCCTTAAAATTTAACTTGTGATTTCTAGTTTGTTTTTTTACTACTTTTTTTTGAGTTGTAGTGCCAGTCTCTGTGCTTTTTTTCGCCATAAGATTAATATTTGTAACAAATATACGAAAAATATTTCACAAATCCAAGCAAAAAATAAAAAATTTTATGAATTTGCGTCTTTTATTCTTTGAACTATATCTGCGAAGATAGTTGCTATCTTTGTTTTTTCATCCGCAGATGTTTCTGTTATCTGTGTTGATATAATATCGTTATCTATTCTTGGTGCTATATTTCCCATGTTTATTCCTTTTTATTTTTTATTATGTACTAATATTCCATCTACGAAAAAGTTATTGAAATCTGAAACGGCTACTAAGTTATATACTGTTGCCGATTCTTCAATTATTTCTATGTTAGATACAGATATTTTACTACCATCAAGTTTTAGAAAGTCATCATCTACGTTAATATCTTCTGCTATAGTCCACCATCCTTCGTGTTCTCTATTGGTTACATAGAATGGATGTTCAGTAGTAGTTGTAATAACATGGTCATTAGATAATGTTATTTTAACTAGCTTATTTTGTGTTATTTCTTGAACATCACCCACAAATCCCTCTGAAACTACTAATTCATCAGTATCAAATGTTTTAACCATCTGGCCAGGTTCTATTTCCTCTATGTTCATTTCACTTCCATCTGCCAAAGTTACTTTAGTTCCTGCAATAAAACATCCACCACAAGTTGAACAGTTATTATCACAATAATAGTTACCACATGGTGCCCAAGTTGTATAACAGTAGTTACACATATTGTGATGAATTGAGAACAAACCATCTCCGTTTTTCGAATCAACTAAGAAATAATCATATGGTTCAATATCCACGGAATAGATGTAAAAGTTATCTTTATAAACTATATCTAAGGAACTAATTTCTTTTGTTACATGATTACTAGAACCACTTTCAAAATATACAATCTTATCACCTACCAACAATTTATTAATAAATTCAAATCTTGTTATATCATTTGAACCTGATATTACGGTATAAATTTCATTTTCAGGTGCATCATCAAAAGAAGTTCCATCATTAAGTGTTACTCTAACAAATAAATCTTCTACACTTTCCGAAATTATACTTACTACCGAGGATGTTTCATATGAAAGAGAAGAAGTTGTTAATGCTAAAGTACCTTGATGTTCTTGATAGTCATCACTAGGTTCACCACTATATTCAGAACCAGTTACTAATTGGAATCTAGGTGCTACTATTGATGAACTTATTTCTAAATTTTCAACATTAGTTGTTAGATTATTAGGTATTAAAATATCAGATTCTGCATCTGTGTGATATTGAAGGGTTTGTTTACCAGAGTATTTATTAAGATACTTAAACCTTGTGTAAGAACTCAATGAACTAGATTCTAATCCTTCTTCACCAATTCTTAATCTAAAATTTGAACTATCATGGGATAATGGTAAAACAGAAGAGTTTCTGTATGAACCTAAGTTTATAATATCTAAATTAGCTCCATGTATAATATCTAAACTTCTAATTACAGTAATTCTATCATTTACCACATTATTATCACCTGTGATATATTCTTGAATAAAGAAATCATTACTAGTAATATCTGCTTTTTTAGAAGCTAAGTCAGCTGAATCGGTAAATCCATATAATTTTGGATATAATGATAAATCATAATTTGGATATCTAGCCTTTTCAATAAGGTTAGGTGCATCTGTTACAGATGTATCAATTGTATCTAACGTATCGTATAAGAAATCAGATGAAGAAACATATGTTTTTGGGAGTGCATCAGAACCACTCATCAATTCTAAAAATTCAAGTTTATCAGCACAATATGTTGAATCAACAATAGCTGATACATCATAAGCATGTCTTAAAATGAATTTATCATCCGCATCTGTTACTGATGGTATTGTGATTGCACTAGCTTGTACTTCATGTTGAACAAAAGTAATGCTTCTTGTTTCACATTCAGATGCAAGTAAACCATTAAAACCTTGGTTATAAATACCAGTTGCGGGTGTAATACTTTCATTATAAATGAACTCTAAAGTTGTTATATTGTTTGCTTCTAAGAAGTCAAAGAATGGGTCTATATCTAGATATTGTAACCCTTGGTTGAATATTCCGGTGTTTGTGTTTATCTCTAGAACTTTAGCATCAGTTCCATCAAAGATATAATCACTTCCAATTATTGTTCCTCTCATACTAGTTTTTCCTTATTTACTGTGTACATATAAATATTATCAAAATTAAAATAAAGTAATCATGACTATAATACATATCAAAATAATTTTTTATTTTCCTTATTATTGTAGTTAAAGTTCATATTTACTACATATCTATCTATACTAGATGGATACGTTGACCTATGAAGAGTTTTTCCATCAAATATGACTGCTCTACCTTTCTTTGGTGAACTTGTTTGAATTTTTTTGAAACAATCAAAGTCTTTGTTTCTCAAAGCATCTTCCCAATCATCTATATTATAACTATCGTTTAATTCAAAAAATGAAGTATCACCATCAGAGTCATTTATGTAGTACACTAAAGAAAAATGCTCTTCTTCTCTATCAAGGTGTATAGCATAATCTTGATTATGTTTAGGTGTATCTAAATAACATAGTTTGTTTATTTTAATTCTCCAATTAATTGATTTACTTAATCCAAGTTTGGATAAGATGTTTGAAGATATTTCAAGTAATATAACATTAATATTATTTGGGAATGTATCACTTTTTCTTTTGGGGAATACCCATTGTGGAAATATAATTGTATCATCAATACCTTTTAGGTTTTGTAAATTATTCCCATATTCGAATGCTGGGTGTTTAGTAAAGTAAGATTCTAATAAATTTTGCTTTTCTAATGATATAACATCATCAAAAACATGAATACCTTCAAGCATATAACTTAAGTTAAAGATTGTTAAACTCTATAATTTCAAAAATTCTTGTAGAGATTTTTTTTGTTCCCTCTACGTTTGTTACTATAATTGAGTTTTTGAATTTATCCCAATCGATAGTAAATGTTTTATCTAATACACCACCATTTTCTTCTTTTACCAATTCGTTTAGAGCGTTAATGGTATAAAGTG